TGGAACACCACTGTATGTGGCAGGCCAATACGGTCCAGGTAGTAGGTGAGTCTGGCATTGAGATAGCCAAGATTCTGTTCAATAATCTTCTTACGGATAAAACTGTCCTTGCTGGTCAACAGCTTTAACAAGAACTCTTGGTGATTTTTAAGTGTATTGAGTTCATTCACATGATCCCACGAGATATCCTGCATGGCAGTGTGCTGTAGTTCGTCGATTTGTTCTTGATACGGATCTGACTCACCGGCTTTGACTGTTAGCTGTGTTTCCAGAGTTTTGAGATTGTTCTGATGTTTCAGTGCTTGCTCAACAGAGTCATAGTAAGTATCGGGACGTTTTGACACTTCTCCAATGGCAACAATCTCTTTATTGATCTTGGCCAAGTCGCTGGTGACTTTGTCTAGATATCGTTGTGCTTCTTCCAAATGCTTGACAGCAACAGCAGTCATCTCTTCGTGTTTGTGATCATGCAGATCCTGTTCACAAGCGTGACATTTTTTATCCTTTAACTTAGCAAGCTCGTCAGCGTACTTTTTTACGCTTCGCTCCGCTTGCGCTGTCGCGCTGTCTAATGTAGCCCGCTCCTTAGTTAGGCTTTTCAGCTTTGCTGTCTGTTCTTCGAACAGCTTCAGGGCAGTATGCTTGGCTAGCTCAGAATTTATGTCTACATTTTCTAATTCCACAATAGCTCTTGCTATTTTTTCCATTTCTTCTGAGTGTTGATTGTTCCAAGCATTTTGCCGTGACGTTAGCGAGTCAACGCTTTGTTGTATTTTTTCGTTGCTTTTTTTAGCGGCTTCAATATCTGCATTTTCTTGATAGATATTGTCCTTGGTAGTCTTGATCATCTCTTTAAGACCTTCTGCTTTTTCACTCAACAGTGTAATACCAAGCAACTGTTCAATAATAACTCTCTGATCATTGGCCTTCATAGATAAGAATGGTTCAGTGTATGTGTTAAGTGCAACAATATGCCTAAACATATCATGACTCATACCCAACAAATCATCAAGATCTCGTTGCGTTTCCCGCATGTCGCCTTGTGCATCATCTGTTTCTTCTGTATCCTGTGCTTGATTATTAACAAAGAATTGCAATACGTTGGGTTTACGACCACGCTCTATGCGATATTCAGTACCGTCCTTATCAAATGTAAGTGTAACCAACATGTTTTTGTTATTGATTTTGTTGATTAAATTGTCTTTCTTAATATTTGTAAGTGCATTGCCATACAAAGCATAACTTAATGCGTTTACAATAGTAGTTTTACCAGTACCGTTTCGACTCCCATTGTCATCACCACCTTGGTCTAAGTTTTCACCCAGTACAAGAGTTAAGTTTTCCTTATCAAAGTTCACGGCTTGGGTTTGATTACCCACACTCATGAAGTTTTTTACTGTTAAATCTTTAATTTTTATCATAGGCTATTATAAATGTTCAGCAACAAGTTCTTGTCAAATTCATCAGAATCAATGTTTACAATCTGACTACTGACGATTTGATCAACACTTTCAAATGATTGAATATCAATGTTGGTGTTGATCTCAATTTCTTTCTTTTCTGCAATTAGTGTAAGTTCGCGAATGTTGTAATCACTGATAAATTTCTCTTTAATAAAACTTGCTTCTTCGTAACTGATGTCAATATCTAATGCAACACGCAAATGTTGTTTGGGTTTGATAATTTTATCAGCATCGTCGATAAGTTGACTTAGTTTTACAGTTCTAAATGTAGGTTGTGCCGGCCAAGTATGGTATTCTGGAGTGCCATCCCACTCTAACGTCATCATACCGCGTTCGTCGTCCCATGTATCTGCATAGTTGTGCGGAAACGCATTGCCAATATAGATCATGTTCTGTTGTTGCTGGCGCTTGTGGAAGTGTCCGCTGAATCCTAGCTCATAATTTTTAAAGCTATCCAGCTGAATCTCTCCGTGATCTGGCATCTGAACCATGGCATTCATAAAGAAGCTGGGCAGTTCAAAGTGGCCAAATATATACTTGCCTCCTTTCTTGCCTACACTTCGCCATTCATCGCCTACAAGCCACGGACAGAGCGTAACATCCCCAATGGTAGTCGGTTCATGTACCACGGTGATTCCGGGAATATACTTTCCAAATTCGACAGAGTGTATATCCCGCTTGTCTTTGTAATATAAATCATGATTACCAGGGAAAAAGTAAAATGCATCAAACGCCTTGCCCAGCTTTTCCAAGGCCCTAAGACTATAGTCCATAGTAGTGATATTAAGACTATTGCGATTGTGATGCCAATCGCCCATAAAAATTCCAGTATCACAGCCTTCCTCCTTTGCTTTAGCAATGTACCAATCTACAAAATCTTCACAATCCTGATTGTGTACACTACTATTACTTTTTAATCCAAAGTGTATGTCCGTGAAACATGCTACCTTTTTAAACAAATTACTCACTGGACGTGTCCTCATTATGACGTTTAAGTGCGGCCGCATGTTCTCCTGCGCCGGTACGTGAATATGATGGGTTCATACCATTAATCTCTAAAATATCATCTCGAATATTTTGATTACGTTTTTCGATATTAATAACACGAACAAAACTGTTAGTAACAGCCGCAGTGAAATACGCAAAAGGATTGTCTGATTTTGATTCATCAAATTGTAATCCTATCTGTGTTAATTGCAAAATAGCCTGACCCTTCATCTCATCATTGTAAGTATATCCACGAACGTTACCCCGTGTGGCATACCGCTCACATAATTTTAACATCATTCGTGCTAAAGTTGGAGTAATTTGGCCCGCATCTTTGTCAAACTTGCCTTTGATCAAATCACCCTTCCAATGGCTTTTGCCCACACATATGAGTTCTTCTTTGTCATCAAACTTCCAATGTTGGAAAGGAGGAAAGTTTACCTTGTCTCTATGATCAGCTAGTGTTTTTGGATTCTTCTTCCTGATACCGTTGAGTGGAATATGATCAAAAGTCATGATTCTAAACACCAAATCAGTCTTGAGCATTTTCTTATAGTCAACTTCACAATCAGCTTGTTTGACTTTTTCTCCAGCGGCTTTTCGACGTTGATATTCTGCGTCACCCAGCCGTTTTGCTCGCGCTCGTTTTGCCTCAGCCACGGTTCGAATATTAACCTTAGATACATCGGATAGGATTAGATCGTATTGATGAAAACTAGGATCTATAAAGCTACAATATGAGCTTTTACTTCTATGTATTTCCAACAACATATCCTTGTTGTTTAGGTAATTTACTTTTACTGTCATTAGATAGTTCCTCGCAAGTTACATTATAAACTACGCAGTTAATAAAGTCAAATAAATAATACACCAAAGAGGAATATTATTATGGGTTTATTTGATACAGGCGCTGGGCTTACTTCTACTCTAGGAGCATCTGCAAACGCTATAGGAGCAGTCGGCAGTGCGGTAGGCACAGCCAGCCGACTGAGTTCCGCTATTGCATCTGGATTTAACTCAGATGGCGGCGGCAATATTGCTGGCGCCATTCGATCAATAAACTTACCAGCCGCAGGTGAAGCAATTGGTGATATTATGGGGGCTGTTGCTGAATTCACAGACTCTAGTAATGCAAATGATTGGCGTGTTAGGTTAAGCATGGCTAAATGGACCAGTTTTAGAGGCAGTCCAGTATTACAACCTTTGAAAGATGCAGGCGGATTAATATTTCCTTATACTCCTAAAATTAGTATTGCGTCATCGGCGTCGTATGGAACAATTAACACAACACATACAAATTATACTCACCAGGCTTTTAAAAATAGCGATCCAGGTAAGATAACTATTGTAGCACCTATGTATGTTTCAGATGCTGCCGAAGGTTTATATTGGATTGCTATGGTGCATTATTTAAGAAGTTTAACCAAAATGTTTAGTGGAAATGATCCTAAGGCAGGAAACCCACCACCTATCATCATGTTAAACGGTTATGGAAATTATGTTTTTAAAAATGTTCCAGTTGTTGTTACTAACATGACAGTGGGTTTAGAAAATACCTGCGACTATATCAGTGTACCAGTAGTAGGCTCAGCCGCAGGCGAAATAGAAGGCCTTGCTGATTCAATTGGTGGTACTGCCAGTGCGCTGGGCGGACTTGCAGGCGGCGCATTTGGCGGAGCAGTGGGCAGTATCACAGGAGCCATCGGCAGTATTGCTGGCGGCATTGGACAAGTGGCAGGCCTTGCAGGCAGTTTAGGACTGGGCGGATCAGTGAGTGGCGGCACAGCACACGTTCCTACCAAGAGTTCATTCAGTGTAACATTGCAACCAATTTACAGTAGAAACAGCAGTCGCAAATTCAGTCTTGACAGATTTGTATCAGGCGGTTATTTGAACAGCCCAGTTGGATATATTTAAAATGGCCGCAACTTATAAAAACACTAGCCCATGGTTTACCACACCCATTAAAAAGAACTATCTTGATGTGTTACGAATTAGAACAGTCAGTGCTGAGCCAGACGATTTTTTATACGGAATAGAAAGCCAATACACTTACAGACCTGACCTGTTGGCATTTGACTTGTATGGTGAACCTGCGCTATGGTGGGTGTTTATACAACGCAATCTTGATGTGTTACAAGATCCAATATTTGATTTTGTGCCCGGCAAGAAAATATATGTTCCAAAAAAATCAAGTTTGTTTAACATACTGGGATTATAAATGAGTTTTTTAGATAAAGCAACCAGTGCAGTGGGCAAGGCGGCAGCAATTGCCGGCGTTGCTGTTGTAGCATCCAAAGCAGTCACCAGTTTGGGCGCGGCAACCGGCTTGTCGTCCTTGGTTGATGCAGTGACTGGTGCATTTAAATCGTTTAACAATTTGTTTAAACAGCTAGACGGAGTGTCATTGCCGTTACCCAATCCGTTACATGCATATGCAAGTTATAATTACATATTGGGGTTGGGCATATTGACAGACGCTGAACTAAACGATCCAAATGCAACCTATATGGGAGGTGCTAGACCTCGATTACTTTGTAAATCGGCATCAACTGATCCCAACAATCGTGTGCAAACTCCCTACGGAAAATTTGATTACTATATTGAAGATTTAGTAATGGAACATCAAATGGGATTTGAAGATGGCGAAAACACAAACGTCACCAATGTTTCATTCAAAGTTGTTGAACCCTACAGCATGGGTATGTTTTTAACTGCGGTACAACAACTTGCACTGGAACAAGGTCATGATACTTGGACAGAAGCGCCGTTCCTGCTAACAATTGAATTTAGAGGAAACAAAGAAACAGGACAAATGGTTAACGTTCCAAACACTTCACGATATATTCCTATTCTCATCAGCGATATCGATTTTACCGTTAGTCACGAAGGATCTGTGTACACTGTTCAAGGCATGCCATGGGGCGGTACTGGGCTTACTGATGCTAACAACAACCTTACTAGCGACGTAACAGCATCCGGCGCCAGTGTACAACAATTATTACAAACTGGCGAAAAAAGTTTGCAGGTAGCACTTAACAAACGTCAGCAAATGCTGGTTGAAACGGGCGTAATTGATGTGCCAGACGAATATCTTATATTGTTTCCTCAAGATTTATCGTCCAGTGCAACTAGTGGTGCAGGCGGCGATACAGAAAACTTTTCTCCGGCCAGCGGCAGCACAGATGCTGGCAGTAGTTCTGATGTTGAAAAATTGTTAGGAGTCACTCGTGGCGGCCCTAATAAAAATTTACAACAATCTGGAGATCAAGCTAATGAAATAGGCAAAGCGTTACTGGACTATGACAAAGATAGTGCTACAAAAGATGCAGTACCAATTGGAAAAGAAAGTGAAGTTTACGACAGCAAGTCTGGAACATTTTTTAAAGGCAAGTTAACCATAACCCCCGGTCAGAGTGATTTTAAATTTTCGCAAGACAGTGATATTGTCAATGCAATTAATCAAGTAGTGTTAAAAAGTACATACATTAAAAAAGCATTTAACACAGAAAATTTAAGTCCTGAGGGTTACCGAAATTGGTGGAGGGTTGATTGTCAAGTGTATAACATTGGACCAGTTAGGGCAGACACTGGAACCAAACCCAAATTGTTTGTTTACAGAGTTCACCCTTATAACGTGCATTCCAGTAGATTGATGCCAGCCGGCCACAGAGCTCCAGGATATGATAATCTCAAATTGCAAGTAGTAAAAGAATACAACTATATCTATACCGGAGCCAATGTAGATGTTATAAAATTTGAGATAAAATTTAATACTGGATTTTCTTATGAAATGGCCGCAGACGGTTTACAACGAACACAAGACAGTGTTAAAGAAACAGCAGAAGGCGGCGCAAAAGACAAAACAAAAGAAGTAATAAATCCATTACCTCCAGGCAAATTGCCGCAACCAGGCAGTACTCCAACAATTGTAAAATTTATTAAAACATTAACTGGAACTGACCGAGGCGGCGGCGGCGGCCCTGATAATCAAGGCGTACGAGCGGCAAGGTTGTTCCATGATGCTGTTACCAACACGCAAACAGCCATGATGGATCTTGAGATGGAAATTATAGGAGACCCTTATTTTATAGCACAAAGCGGAATTGGCAATTACACAGCATCGGCCACGCAGTATGCTAATTTAAATAATGATGGAAGTGCAAATTATCAAAACGGCGAAGTTGATATAATGGTAAATTTCAGAACTCCAATTGACATCAATCAAACTACAGGATTGTACACGTTTGCGGGCGGCACAACTAGATTAGATCAGTGGAGCGGTTTGTACTCAGTACTAAATGTAACCAGTACTTTTAAATCGGGACAATTTAAACAGGTATTGACAGGCATGCGTCGACCGTTACAAGAATTGCAAGAAGAGTCCACTCCAGCAGACACATTTGTGGCTAATAAAGACGCTCCTCCAGAAGATAGAGAAGTAGCCACAGGGGACGAATATGACTATTGAAAATAATTTTAATCAAGCATCATCTGGATCCAGCGACGCTCGCCCTGGTCCGTTTTTAGCAACTGTGGTCGGCCACCAAGATCCAACATTCATGGGCACCATTGAAGTTGAATTGTTGCGCCCAACTGGTAATAACAGTGACGAAACTGCTTTGCACCAAGTAAAATACATGAGTCCATTCTACGGTGTTACTTCGGCCGCTCATCTTGGTTCAAATAATGATTATGCAAGTACACAAAAAAGTTATGGTTTTTGGATGGTGCCGCCTGATGTGGGCACAACAGTAGTGGTAATTTTCATAGACGGTGATCCAAGACGCGGATTCTGGATTGGGTGTGTGCAAGATCAAGGTATGAATTTCATGTTGCCTGGACTTGCTGCCACGCAAAAAGTCGAAGAAGATGTTGAGGCTGACAAAGCAGGAAGATACGGTAGAGTTCCTGTTGCTGAATACAACAAAAAAGTTACCGGGTTTGAAAATCCTGATGGCACACAAACTTGGAAACCCAAACATCCGTTAGCAGATGCGCTAGGTAAACAAGGACTATTATTTGACGACATTAGAGGAATCACATCAAGCAGTGCCAGACGAGAAGTGCCAAGTATGGTGTTTGGTATCAGTACACCTGGGCCGGTGGATAAAAGAAACGGCGCTCCACGTGGCCGCATTGGCAAGGAAGAATGGAAGATTGATAATGCGTTTGTAGGCAGACTTGGAGGCAGTACATTTGTAATGGACGACGGCGATGCTAGATATTTGCGAAAGAAAACAGCTAGTGAAGGCCCTCCTGAGTATGCATCTTTAGAAAACGATGAATCTGGCGGCAATGTAGAAATTCCTCATAACGAATTAATACGTTTAAGAACACGCACTGGGCATCAAATACTTTTACACAACAGCGAAGATTTAATTTACATTACTAATTCTAGAGGTACTGCTTGGATAGAGTTATCTAGCGACGGCAAAATAGATGTATATTCTAAAGATAGTATTAGCATACGAACAGAGAACGATTTGAATTTTTATGCAGATAGAGATATCAACATGGAAGCAAAACGTAATGTTAATATCAAAGCCGCAAAGCGTTTTCAGAACGAAGCAGGAAAAGATTATAAGCTACTTGTTACTGAAAATGGATTTATAACCACCAAAGGTATATTTCATATAAACACCACGGGTAATAATAATTTTACATCAGCAGCCGCAACTAATATTAGAAGTGCTGGCAACCATGTAGAAACTGCGGCACAAATTCATATGAATGGCCCAGCCGCTGCCACAGCTACAAAAGCAGAAGTTTTGACTACATTTAAATTACCAACAGATATAGAAGGCGACACTGTGGAAAGTATTTTATTAAGAGTACCAACAACTGAACCGTATCCCCATCATGAAAATTTAGATCCAGAAAATTTTAAAACAGACAAAACAGATAGAGAAGCGGGCGCCGCCGGCACTGTTCCGGACTTGTGGAAAACTTACTCAACCGGGCCTGACGATACATTTACAGTTAGACCGCCTGTGGCCACTTAGGAGCAATAATGAGTTCAAATTCAAAATTATATAAAAAAATAACATTGCCAGCAGTGAGTCAACCTGATAATCTTGGCGAAAAAAAATACAAAGGATTTAGTACAGTTAACACTAATACGGAAAATTTTAATCTCTATGATTTTGAACTAATAAAACAGGATTTATTCAATCATTTTTATACACGCCAGGGCGAGAGATTAATGCAGCCATCATTTGGCACAATTATATGGGATTTGTTATTTGAACCCTTAACGCCTGAAATAAAGAACTTAGTTTTAGAAAATATTAATCAAATAGTTAACTATGATCCTAGAGTCAAAGCAGAGAATGTGACAGTGACAGCGTATGACCAGGGCATACAGGTGCAATGCACCTTGGTATTCTTGCCTTATAACATATCACAAACACTTCAACTACGCTTTGATCAAGCCAACGGACTATTGATGCAGTAAAATACGCAGTTAATATTTGAAAATAAATACAATACTAGGATAACATATGAGCTCCATTGATAGACAAAATAACTTGCTAATTACTGAAGATTGGAAAAAGATTTACCAGTCCTTTAAAAATGCCGATTTCCAAAGCTATGACTTTGAAAACTTGCGTAGGACTATGATTACCTATCTGCGTACAAATTATCCTGAAGATTTTAACGATTATATTGAGTCCAGCGAATACCTTGCCCTTGTGGATCTTATTGCGTTCTTGGGACAAAGCATAGCTTTCCGCGTTGACTTAAATGCTCGTGAAAACTTCTTAGAGCTAGCAGAACGCCGTGACAGTGTATTACGTTTAGCAAGATTAATCAGCTACAACGCCAAGAGAAATATCGCCGCTAACGGTTTACTAAAATTTACCACAGTTAGAACAACAGAAACTGTAGTAGATAGTAATGGACGTAATTTATCAGGACAAGTTATTACATGGAACGATCCGTCAAACACCAACTGGTTAGACCAATTTACTAAAATTATGAACTCCGCAATGCCTGCAACACAGCAGTTTGGAAACCCAGCGGCTAAAGCAGATATTTACGGTATTCCAACAAGTCAATATAGATTCCAAGGTTCAAATACTGATGTGCCGGTATACACTTTTTCGAAATCCGTAGCAGGTAAGTCTATGAATTTTGAAATTACCAGCACAACTTTTAGTGGCGAAGAGTATATCTACGAAGAAGCGCCAAAGGTTGGCAATAGCCCGGCATGCATTTATAGGGACGACGGCCACGGCGCCGCCAGTATCAATACAGGATTCTTTTTTAATTTTACGCAAGGTACATTAAATGCTGGAGCATTTACAATCAGTCAACCAAGTACAAATGAATCAATTGATATTGCAACACAAAATATTAATAATACAGATGTATGGCTATATAGATTAGATCAAAACGGTAAAGAAGCTGAACTATGGACAAAAATTCCAGAGCTAACTGGAAACAATGTCATTTATAACAGTCTTAATAAAAGTATAAAAAATATATATGCAGTAGTTACACGGACAGGCGATGCAGTGAGTCTGGCATTTAGCGACGGCACGTTTGGTACACTGCCTATTGGTGATTTTAGAACTTATTATCGTATCAGTAACGGATTTTCGTATATTATAAATCCCGCAGATATTAGAAATATTTCTATATCTATTCCTTATACTTCTCGTAAAGGTCAAAACGAAACATTAACAGTTACTTTGAGTTTAGTCAGCACAGTATCTAATGCAGAATCTACAGAAACTAATGCATATATTAAAGCAAATGCATCAGCAACTTATTATACACAAAATAGAATGATAACAGCAGAGGACTATAATATCAGTCCGTTGTCTGTAAATCAGCAAGTTGCCAAAATAAAATCTGTAAACAGAACTTCTAGCGGTATTAGTAGATACTTTGATCTTAAAGACCCTACTGGAAAATACAGCAGTACAAATTTATTTGGAAATGACGGAGTCATATTTCAAGAATCCTATGTATTGCCTATAAAATTTAAATATAGTACTAAGGTAGATATTGAGGGAATTATATATAATAAAATTATTGATATAATTAAAAATCCAGATCTAAGAAATTTTTATTATTCAAATTTTATTAATTTTTTATCAACTAGTTTAAATATTATATGGTACAACAAAACATCTGACACTGCTTCAAGCACAGGCTATATTGGCGAATTAAACGATATACGACCATATCCTGTGGGCTCATATACCTCAACAGATTTAAAATACTTAACAGCCAATGCTTTAGTAAAATTTACAGCACCAACCGGTTATTATTTCGATCTTAACAACAATAATGCTCTAATTCTTGGAGATGCTACTCTGTCTAACAGGGTGTCTTATATATGGGCTCAAGTAGTATCGGTTAGTGCCAACGGTACTGCCGCTGGAACTGGTCTACTATCTAACGGACTTGGTCCAATTACTTTAAATCAAGTAATACCAACAACTGCCCAAATAACTCAGATTATTCCAAAATTATCCTTATCAATTTCTAATTCTGTTATTACTACAATGATAGATTTAATATACAGTAATAGACCGTTTGGGTTAAGGTATGATGCAACTGATCAGAGCTGGAAGATAATTTTTGAAAATAATCTAGATTCAATTTCAGGATTTAGTTTATCAAATCAAGGCAACGATTCTAATTTAAAAAACGATGCTAGTTGGATCTTACTATTTACAACTGATAATGATTTTTATACTGTCACTACTAGATTACTAAGATATGTATTTGAAAGCGATGATGAAATACGATTCTTTTTTGAAGATAATTCAACAGTTTATGATAATACAACTAACTCAGTGGTTAAAGATTCAATTAATATATTAAGCATAAATCCAAAACCAGGCCCAACCGGAAAACCGTTTACACAGGATTTAAAATGGGACATTGTGTCGTCTTTTAATGGATTAGATGGTTATATTGATAATAAAAAGATAATAATATCGTTTCAAGATTCTGATAATAATGCTGTTGTTGACAATCCTCAGTTATTTCTTGACATTGTTGATTACACAAATATCACAAATCCTTACATAGTACAAGAAAAATACGCTATTTCTGCAGGACAAAACGATTATCGTTATAGAGATAATTCAGATAATAAAATAAGATTTTTTTCAACACAATCTAGTGTAGGATCTTTGTCAAATTATGCCAACGGCCAGTATTTTTATTTTGCTGATACTGGTGTTGTTAAAAAATTAAATTCAACAAAATCAACATTAGTTCCAACCTTGGATTATAAAATATATGTTGGCAGAGACAATTTAAAATTTCAGTATATTCACAGAGCAGATTATCAATCAAGAATAGATCCAGGCGCAAGTAATATAATGGACATATATGTTTTAACTAAAAATTATGATACATTGTTCCGACAATGGCTAGACGGATCAACTACAGCACAACCGTTACCGCCAAGCTCTGCTGAACTGTATAATTTAATTGCACCTAAATTAAATCTAATTAAATCTATAAGCGATGAAATTGTATATCATCCAGTAACATACAAATTGTTATTTGGAGCAAACTCATCTATTGATTTACAAGCTAGTTTTAAAGTTACAAAGAGTCTAAATTCAGTAGTATCAGAAAACGATATTAAATCTCGTGTAATAACAGCAATTAATCAATTCTTTACTCTTGATAATTGGAACTTTGGTGATATATTTTATTTTACAGAACTATCAACTTATGTAATGACACAGCTTGCTCCTGATATCACTAATTTTATAATTGTACCAAGACAAGACGGCGCCTATTTTGGTAGCTTATTTGAAATAAAATGTCCAAGCGATCAAATTTTTATTAGCAGTGCTACTGTAGACGATATTGAAATAATTACCGGAATAACTTCGGGGAATATTAAGTCAGTTACCGGCCAAGCACTTAGTGCAGTATCTTCACAAAACACAACAAGTTCAACATACGGAAATATCTAATGACTGATTTTACAAATCCATCCGGCTCTAAAGGACTTAGTGTAAATTTAATACCTAACTTTTTTAAAACAGATGCTAACAAAAGATTTTTACAAGCCACAATTGATCAACTAGTAACACCTGGAGCTGTCAAAAAAGTTAATGGTTTTGTAGGAAGACAATACTCTAAATCAACCAGCGGGACAGATTTATTTGTTGAAGCCGCTGATACCGCCCGACAGAATTACCAGTTAGAACCATCACTAACTGTGCAAGATACGCTAGGCAACAACACATTTTTTAAAGATTACATAGACTACATTAATCAGCTAGAAGTGTTTGGAGCCAATACAACTAATCATGCAAGACTTAATAAGCAAGAATTCTATTCATGGAACCCGCACATTGATTGGGACAAATTTGTTAATTTCCAAAATTACTACTGGTTATCCTATGGCCCTAGCACCATTACAATTTACGGTCAGCAATTAACTGCGGAAAGCACATATAAAATTTCTTTAGAGTACCAAGGTCAAAATAATCAATATGTTTTTACTCCAGACGGATTAACACCAAACCCCTCAATACGACTTTATAGAGGACAGACTTATAAATTTATTGTATCCAGTCCAGGTAATCCAATCAGTATTAAAACTGCAAGATCGTTAGGCATTGCTGATCGGTATGTGATTTCAGGTATTGATTCTTACGGAATTGAAAACGGCGTAATAACTGTAACAATCCCAGTAAATTCTCCAAATGTTTTATATTACCAAAGCGAAACCGATATCAATCTAGGCGGCGTCTTTGAAATATATGATATAGATGAAAATTCTTTTATCAACGTTGCAACAGATATTTTAGGAAAAATTACGTATACATTAAGTAATGGGGTTGCATTGTCCAACGGTATGAAAGTGTCGTTTGGCGGCCAGGTTTCTCCTTTGGAATACGCAACAGGCGAATACTATGTTGAAGGAGTAGGCACAGCAATTAAATTAATTGAAAAATCTATTTTAGAAATATCTACAACCTATACAGAATCTGAAACATTGCTGTTTGACTCGAACAATTTTGATACAGACGCCTTTAGTGATTCAACCGGCTTTGCAAAAACATTAGATTACATGGTTATTAATCGAGCCAGCCGAGACCATAACCCTTGGTCTAGATACAACAGATGGTTCCACAAAGATGTAGTAACTGCCAGTGCAACATTTAACAAGACCACAGCGTCTTTAGATCAGAGTCTTCGAGCAGTTAGACCTATTTTAGAATTTGATGCCAACTTAAAATTGTTTAATTTTGGTACAGATGCTATAGCTGATATTGACTTAGTTGACTCGTTTACTACAGATGCATTTTCAACAATTGAAGGTAGCTTAGGATACAGCATTGATGGTATTAGTTTATCAGAAGGTCAAAAAATCTTATTCTTATCAGATACGGATAGACTAGTTAAAAATAAAATCTTTAAAGTGGAATTTATTGATGTTAAACACTTGTCAAGCAATTCTAGACAAATTCATCTAGTAGAATTACATACGCCGGTTATCAACGAAGTAGTGCTAGTTAAACAAGGAAAAGCCAACCAAGGATTAATGTATTGGTTTAATGGCACCACGTGGGTACTAGCACAACAAAAATCAGATACTAATCAATTTCCATTGTTTGATGTTGTTGACAATGACGGAATTAGTTTTGGAAATTTAGAAAAATACGACGGTAGTACATTTAAAGGAACTCACTTATTTTCATATAAAGTTAATGCTGACGGGATTATTGATACTAATCTTGGATTTGGATTATCATATAGAAATATAGAAAACGTAGGCGATATTGTTTTTAATTTTGATTTTGATATTGATACATTTTCTTACAAAAAAATAACCAATATTATATCAAGCCCAATTAACACAGGATATTTACTGACAAAGGATTATGCAGGAAATACAGTTTATACAAATGCATGGGAAAAATGTAACGTAAAAACAACTCAACCTGCTATTCGAATTTATAAAAATTCAAACACTGTTAATAATTTTAAATTAGATATTTTTGATAATGTGCTAGATCTTGCAGATCTACTAGTTCGAGTCTACATTAACGGAAAACGTATAGCTAAAGATAAGTGGTCAATAGCAGATAGTTCAGATTATAAAATTATAAAATTTAAAACTGATGTTTTAATCACTGACGTTATTACGATTAAGGCATATGCCGCCCAGCCAGTTAATGATAATGGATTTTATGAAATTCCTGTAAACTTGCAACATAATCCTATGAACAGCGCATTATCGTCGCTGACATTGGGAGAAGTAATTGATCACGTTGACAGCATTGTTGATAACATTTATATGGATGATATCAACATAGAAAAAACTAACTTTGATACGTCAACTGCTCTTACTTTTGTTGGAACATTTCCAGGAGCAAGCAATTTACGAGATTTAGGTAATATTACCCCGTACGGCACAAAATTTGTTCAACACAGCGGCCCAGCAAGTATTTCTTTATATCATATCACAACTGATACTAATAATGTAATACGATCAGTGCAGGAAAGTAGAGACAAATATGTTCAATTCAAAAAGAATTTCTTAGCAATTGCTTTAAATTTGGGGGTTGAAACAACCCCTGCAAAACAAGTTGATTTAATATTAGAAAAGATTAATAAAGATTATTCAAAGACAAATTCGTATTATTTTAGTGACATGGTTCCGTATCGAGCAAGCACAACAACCAATATAACTGTAGTCGATGCTCGTATAAAAACATATCCTTTAAAAACAGCATTCACTTTAGACACATTGTCTAGCAGGGCAGTTATTGTTTATGTTAATAATGACCAATTAATTTATAACAAAGATTATTATTTCAGCGAGCAAGGATTTGTTGTTATCTCAATAAATTTACATGAAAGCGATGTTATAACTATTTCTGAATATGAAAGTACAGACGGCTCGTATGTCCCTGAAACTCCTACAAAATTAGGCATGTGGCCAAAATATGAGCCAAAAATTTATCTTGATACAACGTTGGTCACTCCAAGATTGATGATACAAGGACATGATGGTAGCCATATATTGGCTTATGGTGATTACAGAGATGGTATTATACTTGAACTAGAAAAACGAATTTTTAATAACATCAAAATAGAATATAACACAGAAATTTTTGATATTGCAGAGTTGTTACCTAGCTATAATCGACCCGGTGACTATTCTCGTACAGAGTTCAATCAAGTACTGGCCCCGTCATTTTATCAGTGGTCATCATTAGTTGATAGAGATTTCACAAAGCCTTTGAGCTTTGACAGAAATAATCCGTTTACTTTTAAATACAATTCTTTTAGTACACCAGACGGAAAAGAAGTTCCAGGTTACTGGCGCGGAATTTATCAATGGATTTATGATACAGATAGACCCAATCTATGCCCGTGGGAAATGCTAGGATTTAGTTTAGAACCTAGTTGGTGGCAAGGCTCCTACGGCCCTGCACCGTACACTAGTGATAATCTTGTAATGTGGAAAGATATTTCAGAAGGGTTTGTAAGAAAACCTGGCGTTCCTGCAATACAATTAAAGAAATATATTAAACCATTTTTAATACAGCACTTGCCGGTTGATAACGAAGGTAATTTAGTTAACCCATTAGTTTCTGGATTTGTGAATGGAACAATAACATCAAATTCTCAAACAGATTTTGTATTTGGTGATGTTGGTCCTGTTGAAAATGCATGGCGACGTAGTAGTCATTATCCGTTCAGCGTAATATTAAGTGCAATTTTATTAAAACCAGCTGACACTTTTGGAAAATTATTAGATAGATCCAGAATCAAACGAAATCTATGCGGCCAACTAATTTATAGTGAGACAGGATTACGAATCAAAGTATCAGATATTACATTACCAAGCATTTATTCTAGTGAAGGCCGTGTGCAAACATCTGGTATTATTAATTATATTGTAAATTATATTCTGAGTGATAATTTAAAATCATACAACAACTACATTTATGATTTGTCTTATTTGAATACACAATTAAGTCATAGGATTGGGGCATTTACAGCAAAGGAAAAATTTAAATTATTATTAGATTCTAAATCTCCAATCTCTACAACAAGTGTGTTTGTCCCGCCAGAGGATTATACACTAATATTAAATTCATCGTCTCCTATAAAACGATTAGTTTATAGCGGAGTTATCATTAGTAAAATAGCTGATGAATATGAAATTAAAGGATATAGTAGGACTGCTCCTTATTTTAAATATTATCAATATCAGCAATCTGGAGCCACTATAAATATTGGCGGCATTTCAGAAAATTTTGTTGCATGGACATCGGGCGAGAAATATGCAATAGGTACGTTAGTTAAGTATAACAACAAATATTTTAGATCAACAGCAACGCATACTAGTGCAACTACCTTTGACATATCATTCTATCAATCGTTGCCACGTTTGCCAGTAATTGGCGGCAGAGATGCAATACTTAGAAAATCATGGGATAAGTCTAGTGTTAATGTAGCTTCTTATGGTACTAAATTTAGCGCAATACAAGATGTGGTTGATTTTCTACTAGGGTACGGCGAATATTTAAAAGATCAAGGATTTATATTTGATGAATTTAATCCTGTATTAAAAGCAGTTACTAACTGGGAAACTAGTGCAAAAGAATTTTTATTTTGGACGACACAGAATTGGTCCAACGGTCAAGACAAATGGAAAGATTGGATTCCAGGCATACGTCTGAAATATGGTGACATTGTTCGTTACAACGGAGATTACTATAAATCCAACAAAGATGCAACCTCTAGTATATTTTTAGAATCTGCATTTACAAAACTTGACGAATTAGCTAGCAATGGCGCCGCCGCAATAAGTTTAAGTCCCGCCGCCGCAAAACTAACATTTAAAACAGCATTAAGCGTAATAGATGATATCCGTAATCCTTTTAACGGATACGAAATTTTTAAAGTTGACGGCACCCCGCTTGAACCAAGTTTTATAAATTCTTTTAGAGAAGACAATGCAGTCAGTTATAGTCCACGAGGTGATGCTGGTATTTACGGAGCAACCTTTTATCTAATACAACAAGAGCATGTTGTCTTATTAAACAACAGCACAATATTTAATGATACAATTTTTAAACCAGAAACAGGATACAAACAAGACAGGATTAAAGTTTCTGGATATGTTAGCACAAATTGGTACGGCGGACTAGATATTCCAGGTTTTATCCTTGATGTAGCTAAAATACAAAACTGGACTCCATGGGAAGATTATGACTTAGGAGATATTATAAAATATAAACAATTTTATTATACTGCAAGTAAATTCTTACCCGGTGCAGTATCTTTTGTTAGCGAAGATTGGATATTACTCGATAAAAAACCAACGACTCAGCTGTTGCCTAACTGGACCTATAAAGCAGAACAATTTACTGATTTTTATAGTTTAGATAGTGATAATTTTGATACAGCACAGCAAACATTAGCTCAACACTTAATTGGATACCAAAAAAGACAATATCTTACAAATATTATTAAAGATGACGTAAGCGAATTTAAATTTTACCAAGGAATGATTCGTGAAAAAGGAACTCAAAACAGTTTAAACAAATTATTTGACGTAAAATCAGCCTCGGCCGAAGAAAGTCTAACATTCTACGAGGAATGGGCGATTAGAACAGGACAATATGGCGCCAGCGAAGCATTTGAAGTTATCGAGTTTACACTAGACGAATCAAAAATTAGAAGTAACCCGCAAGGATTCTACTTATCGGAGAATAGTGATGATCCTAACGATTTTATTATTACATACAATGCAAACCAATTATATTTAAAACCTTCCGGGTATAAATCAAACCCATGGCCCGAGTTAAAAACATATCACCCTTATTTAAGAAGTGGTGGATATTTTAGATCGGATGAAGTATCTGTAACCTTAGTTTCTTTAAATGACATCTTATTAAAAGACCCAGCTGATTTTAAACCAAACTCTTATATAGCAGTTACCTTTGAAGGAATAAGTTGGAATGTGTACCGGTATGTTGATGCAAATGTTACGGTTACTGCGGTAGATTACAGTAATGGAACAAAGACATTAACTTTAACAGTAAACCAGTTGGTGGACTTTCCAGTAGGGTCTTATGTTGGAATTGACCAAGTTGATTTAATAAAAGGATTTTATAAAATTGTTGCGGTATCTTTGAATACATTTACAGTTTCTGCAACAATTTCAAGTTGGGCTCCTCCATTTACACAATCAGAAAATCTAATAATTTTTAAATTAGTTAGCCAACGCTCTCTGTCTATGGATGCTGTTGATAGTGTGGTTAGACCAACACTAACCAACGGCGACAAATTATGGATAGATTCTAACAGCAATGGTAAATGGTCTGTGTGGGAATACTCACCAGTTTACAGCAGAAAACTTATTCCAAATTCTTCCCCAATTGATGGTATAAATTACGGAAAAATTATTTCTTCTACAAAGTTAGGTAAAATTATTGCAATTGGTTCTAACACCGGCGAATTAGAAATTTGGGATAAAGCTGGATACAATTCTCAATGGATTCAACGACAATTAGTTACTAAACCTTTTATTAGCTATTCTAGCAATACTGGAAAAATTGCCACCGCTGTTGCATTATCGTATGATGGAAAATGGTTGGCAACTGGATCACCGTTAGCAAGCAATGCTTATACCAAATTTAAAGGAACATTTATTGGAGGTAGCGGGTACGTTACTGAAGATATAGTATACATAGATAACGTAGGGACATACACTGGTTTTTATCAAGCATTGAGCAACAACAATGGAAGCACAATGCCTCGCCCAGACGGATTACTAGGATTGATTCCAAATGTTGTATATTGGAAAAAAATAAAGTATGCTCCGACATTACTATCTGGAGCTAACAGTAACTTGTCTGCTCAAGGTGTTATTAGTCTTTATAGCAAAGATGCAAATAATATTTTTACACTAGTTGATACTATTATTAGCCCGTTCCCAGCCGCAAATGAACAATTTGGATCTCAGCTGGCCTTTGCAGATAATGCATTGTATGTGTCTGCAATTGGATACAGTGGTAATACTGGAAGAATTTATAAATTAAAATATTCAACAGATGTACAAGCATCCACATATTATAATCCTGTTGGTAGTCTGGGCACTGTATTAAAACTTACCTCTACAACTGGCATATTACCAGGTATGGTTATTTCTGGTGTTGGCTTTACTTCAAACCAAACAGTATCATCTGTAATAAATCAAACTACTATAACAATCTCACAACAGCCCGACACTACTCCAGCATCAATTATTAATTTTTCAATTGTAGGTTGGGGATTTGATTTATCAGCAACTATAACAGGTGATATTGTTGGAAGACAGCTTGGCGCTGGAATTGTAACAACCGATAATGATAGTACATTAGTTGTTTCGTCTAATAATAGTACATTATCTGGACAAGTTAAAATTTATAAATTAGGAGTACTGGCGCAAACTATAACTGGTACAAATTTAAATTTTGGAAAAAGTGTTGATATTTCTGATAATGCCGACTATCTAGTAATTTCTGATAGTTTATCAACTAATGAAAAACCTAATTCGGGCATTGTAAATATTTACAAATTCACACAATCTGCATACGTGTTATATCAGTCATTAAAAAATCACAAACCAGAAAATTCAGGATACTTTGGTAGTAAAGTAGCCTTTGTAGACAACTATAAAACGATAGTGGTATACAGTTCAGATGAAGATACTATTTTAAATACTACGTTTGATAAAAATTCAACATTATTTGATAAAGAATCTACAAACATATCTCAAATAGCAGGCGAGTCTGGACGAGTTGATGTTTATGATATGTACGAATCTAAATGGATTTATAGTGAAACTTTAGAAAATTTACAAACAAGCGGCTCAGGTTTTGGTCAAGCAATTGCTACAGGTAATAATCATATTTTTGTAACTGCGCCTTTTGAAATGGATCAAAATTTACAATCAGGCATTGTTATTGATTATGAAAAACGAGAAAATACATTTAGCTGGAATATCAAACATCAACAAATTGACATACCAGATGCTAAAAAAATCAAATCTGCATTTTTGTATAACAAAACCACTGGCGAATTAATAAAATATATTGATGTTATTGATTTAGCACAAGGAAAAATTGCAGGAATTGCAAGAGAAGAAATTAAATATTCGTCTTATTATGATCCTGCAACATATTCTATCAACACTAACAGCAGTGATATAACAGTGGACGCTGATGCCCCGTGGGGAAAAGCACAAGTTGGTCATGTTTGGTGGGATTTAAGAACTACTAAACTTGTTGATGCATACGATGATGAAATTGTATATAGAAACAGCGTATGGAATTCTCTTGCAACTGGAGCATCGGTAGATTTATACGAATGGGTTGAAAGTACGTTGCTGCCAGCGGCATGGGATGCACAAGCCGATACAGAAACAGGAGTTGCCAACGGCATCAGCGGAACTAGTTTATACGGAAATAATGTTTACTCCGTAAAAGAAAGATACGATACCACGTCTCAGACTAAAAAATACACTTATTATTATTGGGTAAAAAATAAAAAAACTATTCCAAATATAGCAGGTAGAAATTTGTCCGCCCGCGATGTTTCAAGTTTAATTGCAAATCCTCGAGGCTCAAATTATACGTATCTTGCATTAACAGCAACTAATTCTTTTAGTTTAATAAATGCGGCACAATATTTACAAGATACAAATGTTGTGTTGTCAGTTGAATACTGGATAGTAGATAACATATTACAAAATATCCATAGTCAGTGGAAAATTATTAATAACGATGCCCTAACAGTGATTCCATCACAGATTGAACAAAAGTGGTTTGATAGCTTGTGTGGGAAAGATACTAGCGGTCGAGATGTTCCAGATTCTACATTGCCAGATAAAATTCGATACGGCGTTGAAAACAGACCACGTCAGGGTATGTTTATAAATCGATTTGAAGCATTGAAACAGCTGGTTGAAGAAGCAAATATAGTATTATTGAATAATCCAATATCTGAAAGTAGAAATATTTCAAATATTGATGTAAAAGACGCATACCCTAATAAAATATTAGGACTATATGACACAATACAAAATACTTCAGAAGAATTAAGATTTGTCAATGCGGGCGCATTTAAACGTCCAATTTTAAGTAACTGTGTAATAGTTGATGGAAAAATTACCGGAGTCAATATAACATATGCAGGCCGAGGATACCTAGTTGCTCCTTATATCTCAATCTTGGGCAGCGGTGAAGGAGCAATAGTAAAAGCTGTATTACATAGTAACGGCACTGGGCAAGTTGTAGGAGTAACAGTTATAAATGCAGGCGAAGGTTACGATGATAGCACCATTGCATCAATTCGTGATTATTCAGTATTAGTTCAAACTGATTCAGAAGCTCAAGGAGTGTGGAGTATATATTCTTATGATCCGACAGGTAAGGTATGGTCTCGAACTAAATCACAGGCATATGATGCAACAAAATACTGGAGTAAAACTGATTGGTATGCAACCGGCTATAATCAATTCACAGCTATAGACCATGCAGTTGATATAGTATCTGACTTAAAAACAACAAATGATTCAGTCGGGCAAATTATTAAAGTTCGAATTAATTCAACTGGTTGGTCGTTATTGGAAAAAATTTCAGATGTTGATTCGTTTGATTACACACAAATGTACAAAGTTGTCGGATTAGAAAACGGTACGATTCAATTAAGCCCGGCGTTATATTCAGCATCAAACATCAGCACTGGCTATGATGGAACCACATATGATGGTAATGCGTTTGATAACTCTCCTAATTTAGAACTTCGTATTATTTTAAACTCTTTGAAAACTGATATTTTTGTTGATGATTTAAAAATATATTATTTAAATTTATTTTTTACTACGGTAAGGTATGCATTAAGCGAACAAGTTTACTTAGATTGGATTTTTAAAACAAGTTTTATTAAGGCTCGACATAATGTTGGATCACTATCAACACCTGTTACTTATAACAATGATAATTTAACTAATTTTCAAGATTATATAAATGAAGTAAAACCATTCAAATCTAAAATACGAGAATATGTCAGTAGTTATCAGTTAGTAGATTCTAATGAAACCATGGTCTCGGATTTTGATTTACCGCCAATATATAGAAATAATGCAATAACAACAATAAACACAAGCGCAACTAACGGAACTATTTCTGCAGACGATTCTGTTATCAGACAATATCCTTGGAAGAATTGGTTAGACAATGTTGGACTTATTGTAACAGATATAAAAATTATTAGCGGAGGATCTGGATATATCTTAGAACCCGTGGTGACTATAAACAGCAATTCTGGTTCTGGCGCAACTGCTAGAGCTTTTTTCACAAACGGAATTATTAATAGAATTATATTGCTTACTTACGGATCTGGATATTTATCAGCACCCACAGTTTCAATTTCAGGTGGATTATTGGCAACTGGCACCCCTGCTAAAGCAGTGGCAATCATTGGAAATAGTGTTTTAGCTAACAGCCATCACGGTGTTGTTAGAACAAGTTTAATTAAAATAAAATTTGATAGAACAACAAGTTCTTATTTCTTTGTAGATTTAAAAGAAACTGAGTTTATTAATACTACTGGAAATTTACAATATAAACTTACATATGCTCCCGATACCACTATTGGAAATACAACTGTTACGATAAATGATATTCCGTTATTAAGAGAAAATTACAAATTAACAACAGTTACTTCTACCACTGATTATACAAAGTATTCAGGATTAATAACATTCACAGCTGGAACACAACCTGCTACTGGAAAAATAATTAAAATTGTTTATTTAAAAAATCAGTCATTATTAAATGCAGCCGATAGAATAAATCATTTCTACAATCCGCAAGATGGCGACATTGGAAAAGACTTATCACAGTTAATGACTGGTGTTGATTACGGCGGCGTAATAGTTCAAGGACTTGGCTTTGATGTTAGTGCTGGCTGGGGAACTATACCTTGGTTTACAGATAAATGGGACAGTTTTGATCCATCATTTGATGACTATATTATAACAGTTTCGGCTAATAATCACGCTTTTACATTACCGTATGTTCCAACTAGCGGCACTAAAATTAATACTTATTATGTTGGTTTAAATTTAACTACTATACCAGTAGTAACAAATCAATTAACTTATACATACAATTATATTGGAGTCAACCCAACTGCTACATTAACTCGCAATGTAGCAACAGGCGGCACAACATCAAACTACATACCAATTGGTATATATAATCCAGCATCTGTTGTTATAGCAGTTGCAAGTGTTACTGGAATCCTAGCGGGAATGTCTGTGATAGGCACGGGCTTTTTGTCAAAACAACGAGTATTATCAACTAGTGCCATCAGTAACACCGTTACATTAAGTGCTCCGCCTAATTTACAGCCTAACGGAACTTTATATTTTACTAAAAGTATAGCAGGATCAACTACATTATCATTATCCAGCACCGCGGGGCTACAAGTAGGAGACACGCTAGCAACTTCGTCAGCGTCATCATTTGGCGTTGATACAGTTATTAATACTATTGTAAATAGTACAGAAATTATTTTAAATCAGATAATTTATGTTACAGTTCCGTCCTCTGCAACTATTATTTTTACTAGGCCGTTGAGAAAATACACCGATATAGCAATAACTAACGGGTTTGTAAATTTAACAACCCCGTTAGTGTCGGGTAGTGTAATCAATATTTCAAGCACATTGCCCAGTATTAAACTAGATGATGAATATTTTGGAACACCTCAACAAACCAATGCTAACGCAATAATAGCTACTTTTATTGGCAACGGAATTGCAAACACAATAACAATACCAAATACATTTGTAGTATCTGCTGGCGACAAATTTATTCTTAGAAAAAGCACTAGTGATGGATCGCTAACTCCGCAAGACACCGATTACGATTCATTGGTAACTGGCGGTGATATGAACTATTCTACAGCATCGGGACTAGCGGCTGATGATATATTGATGGACGGCGATAACTTTGTTACGCCAACATCTAGTCCTGCACCGGAGGAAGTGGTTCCAGGGCAAGTGGTTGATGCGGTTGCAATTAAAGTATACGACCAGCCGCAGTCTGGATCTGCAAGCATCAAAGTTGATAATTTTATTGCCAATGGTTCTGCAACACAATTTAAACTGTCACAAAATCCAAGTAGTGCAGAATCAATAATTATTAAAAAATCAGCCACTATTTTAAATTCTAATCAATACACACTTGATTATAGAAATAGAACAGTAACTTTAGTAGATGCGCCAACTGCCGGAGAAATACTAAGCATTTATAATATTGGATTCAGCGGCAGCAATATTTTAGATATTGATTATTTTATTGGCGACGGACAAACAACTGAGTTTATTACCAAAGCTCCGTGGTTGTCGGCAGTTACTCATATTGTTTATATAGACGGCGTTGTTGCAACTCCGGTTTTATTCCAAACAGATGCAACTTATGAAACAGCCAACCGTGTTGCCTTGCGATTTGCAACACCTCCTGCTGTTAATTCTTTGATAAATTATGTAATTGTGTCAGGTAGCCAACAAACATTTGCAATAACTAAAAAAGAAAAAATTGCAACAGACGGTAGATTTAATGTTGACCCGGTAACTGGTTTGTATTCAGGTACATCATCATATACATTAGCATACTCTGTGGGTAATAATTTACCAGCAGAAGCAAATATGATTGTTCGAGTAAACCAAACAATTTTACCATCACCAATTAGCACTTATTTTACAATAAAGAATAATAAACTAACTTACAAAGTTGATCCAACAAAAATTGTTCCGTACTCTACTCCTATTACAAATATCTTAGTTATTGTTGGTACTGAAATATTAAAATTAGGAACAGATTACACAGTTGATCCTGGCGGCTTAACAATTAAAATTAACAAAATTACCTATGCAATTCATGTTAATAAAACATTGGTCATTACAGTGAATTCCTCTCAGGGTTATGTATACAATGCAATCAATAATAATATTATATTTTCACAAGTTTACACAAGTAGCGATATAGTAGAAGTTGTTAGTTCGTACAACCATGATATTTTAGATATACAGCGTACTGCAATTACTATCAGCACCAACTTATCAATAACACAGAATACCGCTGAATATTACACTTATAAAGAATTGTTGTCTGGATTAATTGCCCTTGACAGAACTGTGATTTCTGATGAATATGTCTGGGTAGTACAAAATGCCACATTGCTAGTTCCTTCTGTAGATTATAAATTAAATGATAATAAACAAAGTATACAATTGGCAATTAAACCATCTGTTAACGATGTGTTTACTTTAATTACTTTTAGTAGTAATGTATTGGGATCAACAATTTCTTACATGCAATTCAAAGACATGCTAAATCGTGTGCATTTCAAACGTCTAAGTCAAAATAAACAAACCCAACTATCACAACCGCTGGCATTTAACAGTACTACTATTGAAGTTGAAAATGCAAGTAATTTTGATGCTCCAAACCCTTCTATTAATCGTCCTGGCATAATTGAAATTAGGGGCGAACGAATTGAGTATTTTGGACTTGTTGGAAATACACTAAGCAAACTACGTCGAGGCACATTGGGTACGGGTATACCAACGATTCACACTGCTGGCACCTTAGTGCAAGATATAGGTCCGTCAGAAACGTTACCGTATAACGAATCTTCTGTAGTACAACAAGTAGAATCGGACGGATCTGCTATCATCAATTTAAATTTTGTTCCAGTAAAAGTTATAGAAAATGCAATAGATTTTACTATTAATCGACAATATACAATTGTTACATTGGGTACAACTGATTGGAATAGCGTTGCCAACACAACAGGCATATTATACAATGTTGGAAATACTATCACTGTTATCAAATCAGCAACTGGTACAGGAACAGCAATAGCAATATCATACGGACAATGCAACGAGCTTGAAGTTTTTATAGGCGGGTATAATATCGATACTGTATGGAATAGCAATATTGTTTATGCAACCGGTGATATTGTTATTTCAGGAAGTTACACATACCAAGCTAATTTTAATCATACTAGCAGTATATCTTTTAAAGAAGATTATAATACTGGAGCCTGGAAACTATTTGTTGGCAATACTCGATTGAAAAAGAAACCTTATAAAGTACATCACGAATTACAAAGTTCAAATCCATTGTTAAATCCAACAAATTTTGACCAGTTGTTAGATGCTGAATTTACTGTAGATGGAACATCGTCAGCTATCAAACTAACAAATCCGGTTGACATTGGAGTTAAGGTAACTGTAGTTAAGAGAATGGGTACAGATTGGGATAGTGCGTTAAATATACAATACGATTCGGGTGCTATAACTGAATTTTTAAAAGCTACTCCGGGAATTTGGTATGCTCATTCTCCTCTAAAATAAGAAAGTACGGATAACCAGTAATTATTAAACTAGCAGATAATAATACTTGATAAATATAATACAAAGAGAGTTCACTATGCAGAGTCAAGAAACAACCGGAATTCACATCGAAGGACATATTAAAATATGGGATCCTGAGTCTAAAACCGTCTATATTAACAAGCGTAATGCTATTCATTATGAAAATATCAGTATAGCGTTAGCTAACAGCATAGCAAATAGCGGTAAAGGATTTGTTTATGAAATGGCATTTGGCAACGGTGGAACAGCTATTGATCCAACAGGTATTATAACTTATTTGACACCAAATAGTTCGGGGTCCAATGCCAGTTTGTACAATCAAACCTTCCAGAAAGTAGTTAATCAAAATTCTGTTAATAACAAAGACCCCAGTAGAAATTTAATTGAAGTTAGGCATGTTACTGGTACAAATTATACCGATGTGTTTGTAACATGTTTGCTAGATTACGGTGATGGCAACACTTCAGGACAGCAAGCCTTTGATAACACAATAGATGCAAACGGTTCGTTTGTCTTTGACGAATTAGGATTAAAATCTTATAGTGCTTCTGGAAATAGTTTGTTATTAACACATGTGATATTCCATCCTGTGCAAAAAAGTCTTAACAGATTAATTCAAATTGACTATACTGTTCGGGTACAAAGTCTAACTGGCATTGTAGGAGTATAACGAATGAGCTATCAAGTTACGTTTACTGAAACAACTAACCCTGCAAAACCTGCGTTAACTGTAGCAGATCAAACTTTAAACACACAAACTAGTTTAACGTTTGTAGGGAAAAACTATGCAGGATACGCTCCTGTTGTTGCAAATAATTTTTTACATTTATTAGAAAATTTTGCAAATAACTCAGCACCAGCTAATCCCATTGAAGGACAGTTATGGTACGATAATACCAGCGGCGTAAGTTTGCTAAAAGTATTTGACGGAACCATTTGGACATCAGCCGGCTCTGTTAAAAAAGCCGGCGCAGCCCCGTTAGCGGCAAATAGTAACCCAGGAGATTTGTGGGTCAATACTACAACTGCTCAGTTATATGTATTCTCCGGAAGTAACTGGTTATTAGTAGGTCCTCAATTTAGTTCAGGCAGTTTAACAGGTACTGTAGTAGATACAATTATTGACACTTCAAATGTAACGCACAGTGTTATATCTCTGTATGCCAACAACTATCAGTTAGCAATTATTAGTAAAGAAACATTTACGCCAAAATCAACAATTGTAGGATTCACCACTGTTAACCAAGGTTTTAATTTAAGCAATATTGATTCAACAAATACAACAGGTTTATCTAGAATATGGGGCACAGCTAGTAATGCTGATGCATTACTAGTTACTGGTGTATCAGTTCCATCCGCAAACTTTTTAAGATCTGACACATCTAGTACTAGTAATTTTCCATTGACAATACGAGCTGACGGCGGCTTAACTATTGGTAGCAACTCTAGTTTTAATATAGGTAGAGACGGCACTAGCACAATTTTATATTCAAAATCCAGTGGCGATAGTGTAGATTTTAAATTAAACAACAACAGCACACCAGTTACTGTATTACATTTAAATGCATTATCTAGAGTAGGCATTGGTTCTAACAATACTGCACCCACAGCCACATTAGATGTTGCTGGTACGGTTACAGTCAGTGGTGATTTATCAGTAACAAGTACCACTGATGCAACATCGCTAGTTACTGGAAGTATTAAAACTGCCGGAGGCATTTCAGTAAGCAAAAATATTAAAATTGGTAACAATGCAACTATCAATGGTAAACTATATTTAAATACATTAGACCCACTAACTGGGTTAGAAACTCCAGGGTCTGTAATATTACCATCCAGTACTGGAATATTTGATATTGGATCTAGCATTGCTAAATTTAGAAATGTTTATGCTGATTCGTTTGTGGGTGATTTTTCAGGAACATTTACAGGAACATTGCAAGGTAGTATTAGCGGATCAGCCGCTCGATTAGCCAGCCCAACGACATTTAGTATGACAGGGGATGTAAGTAGCGACAATATTAGTTTTACCGGCCAAAGTTCTTTTGGCACAGCAACATTTACTACAACAATTAGCCAAAATTTTATTAGTAATAAACCAGCAGTAGATGATTCTCTTTTATCAGACCAACTATTAGTTTATCGTAGTGGTAGTGCTAATCTAGTAAAGATGACGAAAGAAACATTACTAAAGCATGTGGCGACAGTGCCAATTGGGGTAATAATGCCATTTGCAGGAACTATCATACCCGAAGGTTACTTGTTGTGTGACGGTAGCGAAGTTAAAACAGCAGATTATCCAGGGTTATATGGAGTCATTGGATACACATATAAATCAGCTACATTACTATCTGGAGCCGCAACATTTTGTTTACCAGACCTACGAGGCAGATTCCCGTTAGGTAGAGATAACATGGATAACGATCAACGTATTCCATCTCGTGACGATGCAAGTATTTTAATTGATGCAGGCGGCGGCCCAGCAAATAGAGTAACCGATGTTACAGCTGACATAGTCGGAACCGGCTCAGGCGCCCAAACAGTTACTTTATCAATTAATAATTTACCAGACCACAAACATAATCTCAGCAGTACATCTGCCCAATATTATGCTGCCGGCCTTCCTAGCGGTATTAGCGATACTTCAGCAGTACCAGGACTAGGACTTCCAAATTCAAGCACAGGCTCTGGTTTGCCAAATAGTGGAGGAATCATTTCAAGTACACTAGGTTCTGCGTTAACTATAATGAATCCGTATACAACTATAAATTATATAATTTTTACTGGTGTCCTATAATGAGTTATACAATTACAAAAACTGATGGCACAACAATAACACAAATTGTTGACGGTAGTTTAGATCAAACTTCAACTGATTTAACACTTATTGGAAAAAATCTGGCAGGTTACGGTATTTTTATAAATGAAAATTTAGTAAAATTATTAGAAAATTTTGCAAGTACTTCGCAACCATCTTATCCATTAACTGGCCAGCTATGGTTTGATACTACTGAAAACAGATTAAAAGTATATGACGGTAGCAATTTTAAAGTTAGTGGTGGAACAATAGTTTCACAAACACCCCCAAGCAGTATTTCTGCTGGAGACATTTGGATTGACAGTGCTAGACAACAATTATATTTTAATGACGGATTGTCCACAAAACTTGCAGGACCGTTATACACATCAACTCAAGGCATAACAGGGTTCAATGTTGAAGAAATAGTTGATACTGTTGGAGTGACACATACTATTTTAAAATTATATGTAGCACAATCGTTAATTGGAATTTTTAGTAAAGATTCTTTTACTCCAGGTTCAACAATAGCAGGATTTGCAGGTGCGATCTCAACTGGATTTAATGTTAGTGCATTGTCTGGAGTAAAGTTTTCCGTAGCTTCATCTCAAGCAGATTCTTTACTGGCAGCAGACGGTACACCAAGAACTGCTGCCAACTTTTTATCAACATTAGATGATTCGTCAACAACTGGAACAATATCTATTCAAAATGCAGTTCCGTTAGTGTTAGGTGAAGGCGCCAGTACTGAAATAAATGCAACAACATCAATCTTCCAATTTAAATCAAATACTAGTAATCAGAATTTTGGTGTTAATCTATTAAGTGGAAGCGGATTATCAACTGCATTTTTTATCAACGCTACAACACAGCGTATGGGAGTTTACACAGAACTACCAACAGCAACCTTAGATGTTAACGGCGACGCAAGGATCAGAGGAAGTTTAACGGTAGAAGGCAACGTAACATCTGTTAATACAACAAATGTTGAAATAGCTGACAAATTAATTGAACTTGCAAAAGTCGCTTCTCCTTCAAATGCAACTGCCAACGGCGGTGGTATATCAATAGAAGGCGGAACAGACGGCGATAAAACACTTACGTGGACTAGTACTGGGTCAACATGGACGTCATCTGAAAATTTTAATTTAGCAATTAATAAAGTATATAAGATTAACGGATTTGATGTATTGAGTCAAACATCATTAGGAACAACAGTAGCAAGTGCTCCAGGTCTGACTAGTGTTGGCACATTAACTAGTTTACAAGTTAGTAATTTAAGTGTTAACGGTACTACAATATCAAGCACATCAGTTAATTCTAACATTATATTAAGCCCAAATGGATCTGGAACAATCAGCATGAACAATGCCAAAATTTCAAATCTAGGTACTCCTACTGATCCAACCAACGGCGCCAACAAATCTTATGTAGATTATACTGTACGTTTTGCACCACTGGGATTAAGCGCAGATACAACTGGACTTACACCTCCACAAATAAACTCAGAAATACTTATAAAGATTTTCCCGTGGCAGGATCACGAAGCAGGCACTAAATTACGATTGATTTGCACAGATAAAGCGGCCAACGGGTACGATCAAGGAAGCTCCTACAATAGTCGTTATAAACTGTTTGTGTTAACAGCAACAGGAATAGGTGATGCTAAAATTTGGCAATACGGCGGCCCAATATATGAAACTTGGGATTCGGGTACTTCGTATGTTAGTGGCAGTGTTGTTTCGTACCTAACTGGGTCATATATTGCTATTTTAGCTTCACTGAATCAACCACCTTCGTCGTCTCCAACGTATTGGACTCCGCTAGTATAACATCAAACTAGCATAAATAATGAAATAAGGAAAAGAGCGCAATGGCATACACTATAAACAGATATAACGGAGCACAAATTACAGTAGTTGCAGACGGCACTATTGATACTACGCTTGATATTAAATTAATCGGAAAAAATTACGCAGGTTACGGAGAAATACAAAACGAAAATCTTATATTCTTGCTTGAAAATTTCTCAAGCCCAACGCAACCTCCCCGCCCAATTTCAGGACAAGTATGGTTTGATAGCTCTAATAACAAATTAAAATTTTACGACGGTACAAAATTCAAAACTACAGGCGGCGCAGAAGTTTCAACAACCCCTCCTACCGGATTATCCGAAGGAGATTTTTGGTGGGATAGAGCAAATACCCAATTGCATGCCTGGACAGGTTCAAGATTTGAATTAATTGGCCCGCAAGGGGTTGCTGGTTCAGCCACAACACAAATGCGTTCAGTTAGTTTAACAGATACTAACGGAGCACCTCACGCAGTTATACAGGGTATTTCTAATGGACAAACTATCTTCACTATCAGTTCTGATGCTGATTTTACCTTAAATGCCGCCGTAAATGCAATTACAGGATTTACAAAAATTCGTCAAGGTGTTACGTTGTGTTACACTAATTCGGAAGGTCCATTACTAGGACAAACCACCAGTAATCATAGATTTTTTGGAACTTCTACAAATTCAGAAAGATTAGGCGGCTATGATATCAGTGCGTTTGTACTAGCAGGCGCCACCAGTTTTAGTTCATCTATTAATTTTGCTGACGTGGGTTTTACAGTTGGTAACCCAGTTGTTAAATTACGTGTGTTTAATGATAGTGCTACCACTCCAACAATTTATAATCAGCAAGGCGACACTATTGTTTTTAAAACAACTGTATCAAGTGCTGAAAAAACTCCACTAAAATTGGTAGGAACAGATGTGTTACCTGGTATAAATCTTACATCTAATTTGGGTTCACCTACTTTAAAATTTAACAACTTGTATGCAAATTATATCTACGGAACAATCGAACAAGCAGATAAACTAACAGTCAATGGTACCTATAGATCCGCAAGTACAGACCCAGGCGTTAATACCATTGCTGCCAGAGATGGAGTAGGAACTCTTTCAGCAATCTTATTCTCAGGTGTAGCAACACAAGCCAACTATGCTGACTTGGCGGAAAAGTATCTTGCTGATGCAGAATACGAAGTTGGTACAGTTCTAATGGTTGGCGGCGAAAAAGAAGTCACTGCTTGTACAATTGGCGCCAGAGCAATTGGGCCAGTATCTGCAAATCCTGCTTATCTAATGAACAAAGATTTAGAAAACGGAACAGCTATTGCATTAAAAGGCCGAGTTCCAGTAAAGATTACAGGGCCGATAGTCAAAGGACAGCATTTAGTAGCTGGGCCAAATGGAACAGCACAATCTGCCGGTTCGGGTAATCCAGACACATTTGCTATAGCATTAGAAAGCAATACTGATCCTTTAATTAAATTAGTTGAATGTTTAATACTATAAAGGAAATTATATGGCTGGCCTAAATACTGCTGTTCTAGCAACCGATTATAATACAATACAATCAAAAATTAATAATATACTTGGTAGTGGATCGGGTGACTACGGTTACGGACAAACTGTAACCAGTAGTCAAGTTGCTAGAACTAACAGAATTACTGTTGCTCAGTGGAATGCGTTGCGCAACGATCTTTTAAAAGCACGTAATCATCAAACAAATGTTAATGAAAGTGCCTTACTAACGATTGCATCGACTACTATCCGTATTAAGGAAGCAGATAGATTAGCTTACGGTACATTTGCCGACGTCGTAACAACAAATAGGCTAGTTTCTCCGCCAAGCGATCAAGCATCATTAACAACCTTACAAACTGTTACAAGAACTGCGCCATGGGCTACCACAATCAGTCATCAAGTAACTGTAGCATTTTTATCAGAAAATGATAGTAGATTTTTCTTTAATAGTGGCAGTTCTGTAAAATTTAGTTCAGGATTAACCGGGTTTTCAACTGGAATCAGTTTACTAGTTAATCAGTCTTGGCAAACTTTATTAGCAAACATGGGAATTATCAGCTTCAATGCGTATTCAACTACCAAGACTGGAACTGGTACAGCACAAGCAATTGGGTTTTACAACTTAACAACTACTAATCAATTGGTGTTTACAAAACTAGTTGAAGCTGGAAATCAGTATACACCTAATCAATATGAACTTTATGTAAAAAAATCTGGTAATTCTATAATTTTTACACCCACGTGGAGCTATGTTTCTGATGGAAATTACGGAAATTTTGAACCGGCAGATGGTACACTAACTAGTTTAGTACAAATATACACAGCAACTGGCTCAAATGTCTCAGTGACTGCCCCAACTAGTTCCACAACTAGTTTATAAAATGTGTAAGTCAGAGTATTGTTAAATGCCAATGCTTTGACAATAAATACACATATAATAGGGGACACTAATGGCAGCAGGTCTTGGATCTAAAGTAGAATATTTAGATTATAATGAAATACAAACTATAGTCAACACCGTTTTTGGAATAGGATCGGGTGACTACGGTTACGGCCAAAACGTCACTAGTAGTCAGGTTTCTCAACATGCAATTGTCACAGTTTCTCAGTGGAACTCATTACGAAATGATTTACTTAAAGCAAGACAGCATCAAAGCGGAGTTGATGAGACTGGAAATTTAGGCCTCCCTACACTTGATATTCGATTAGCTGATGCAGATAGAGCCGCGTATCTAAGCATGGCTAATTTGATAAAGAATAATAGATTAATTGCACCTCCTAGCGGCGAAGCTAGTTTTGTTACACTTACAACAGCAAACAGAGCATCTGGATGGAATTCTTCTACAAGCCATACTGTAACTATTGAATTTGCAACAGCAAATAGACTTCGTTGGTTTTTTAATTCCGGCGGTAACTTTCAGCTCAGCGCCACTCTTACAAATTACATTACAACAGGCGACAGCAGATTAGTTACTGAATCATGGGCAACTTTATTAACCAACATGGGCACTATAAAGTTAACTAACAACTCAACCACAAATACCGGTACCGGAACTCCAGCTACCAATATTGGTTTTGTTAACCTAACTTCAACTGACCAATTAATTTTTAGTAAATTAGTTGAAGGCGGAAGTCAATATACACCAAATCAGTATGATTTATATGCAAGGATATCCGGAGGATCAGCGTTGATACTCACTCCAACTTGGTCGTACACTGATGCAGGCAACGACGGCACTTATAGAGTATTTGAGCCAGTCATTGGAACATTAACTAGTATCTGTCAAATGTATATTGCTTCAGGCGCCAATGTTGCAATACCTTATCCAACGGTAAACGTTGTTGGATCTGGTTGGAGCTATACTTCAGCATATGTTACTCCACCACCAACGTACAGTGTTAGCCCAAGTGTTACATTAGTAAACGAAGGAAACACTATTACGTATACTGTTAATACTAGCGGAGTGGCAAACGGTACTGTGTTATACTGGACTAATAGTGGAACAACTTCTGCACAAGATTTTACCAGTAATACAAATTCAGGATCGTTTACAGTTTCAGCTGACTCAGGCTCCATAGTTAGACAGTTAAGTTCAGATTTAACAACAGAAGGATCTGAAACTATTATTTTACAAATACGAACAGGATCAATATCAGGACCAGTTGTGGCAACTTCTTCTATTGTTACAATAACAGATATATCGGTGACTCCAGTATCAGTAACAATAACCACCGGCACGTTGTCAATAGATGAAGGGCAAACTATTACCTTTGCTATCAATACAGCTGGAATTGCCAATGGAACAGTGTTGTATTGGACTAATACCGGCACCACAGTTCCTGGGGATTTTGCAGATACAACAAACAGCGGATCTTTTATTGTAAATTTAAATCTTGGTATAGTAACAAGACCACTGTCAGCTGATTTAACGACAGAAGGCCCAGAAAGTATTGTATTAAATGTACATTCTGGATCAATTACCGGGCCAATTATAGCAACCTCGTCTACAATTGTGGTGGCTGACGTTTCTCGATCCTAATTTCAATATCCGTAACCTCTTGACTAGATAATTATAATAGTGTATTATTACACTATCTCGGAGTTATCTATGGACGAAAAAATTGAAAAAGCATTTGAAGTTGTCAACTACATGGCAACGCTTTCAAATCAAAGGCGATTATTGGCCGAAGAAGTTGATCAAAAACTAATTTACTATACTAACGGATCAACATTCAAAATCACACCTGCATTAATTAATTTTGTAAAATTAATGATTGATTTGGATCGAGTAGCGGATGCAGTGTTTATAGATGATAATAATAATCCAGTTGTGGTAGCTGATGTACAAGAATTTTTTGACAGTATTACAAAACAATATTTTGAAGTAACAGACACATACTCCACTAGATTCTTGGCTATCAAATCCAAAAGAAAAATAAGCGATTTGATTGATCTATGAAAACTGTTGGCGCGGTTATTTTTGCTCAAAATAATTCATCCATTGACTATGTCAAGCTGGCAATTTTTGCCGCCACACGAATAAAAACTTTTTTAAATATACCAGTCAGTGTTATAACTGATTGTGCAGATTGGATGTTGTCAGCATATCCTAAAGAATCCATTGTGTTTGATCAAATTATCGAGATAGAATACACATCATCATACAATCAAAAAAGATTCAACGATGGCACACTATCATCAAAATTTTTAGAA